AAACGAGCTACTTTCCGTAATTGAAAAGTTTTATCAGTTTGCCGATGACTTCTCTCTTGTACCTAGATATATGGCTGGATCAGACAAGGTAGGCGGCGCAGGGCGTACAGCTTCTGGGCTTAGTATGCTAATGGATGCGGCCAATAAAGGGTTAAAAGGTGTAGTGTCCAATGTAGACACCAACGTAATTGCCCCGATGTTGACCAAGCTATATAACTACAACATGCTTTACGACAAAGACCCCACTATTAAAGGTGATGCACAAGTTGTGGCTAGTGGTGCTGTTAGCCTGATGCGCATAGAGTCTATGCAGCTACGTAGAAACGAGTTTTTGCAGGTAACAGCTAACCCAATAGACATGCAGATAACAGGTGTCGAAGGCCGCGCAGAAGTCTTACGTAGTGTGGCTAGTGGGCTTGATCTGAACACTGATAAGATCGTACCACCAGAAGAAGATTTGCAACAAAGACTGCAAGCACAACAAGCGCAAGCGCAAGTGGCTCAAGGTACACAAGGTCAGCCGCCTGCACCAGCGCAGGGGCAGCAGGGTTATAGTGCCAGCAAAGAAACGCTGCAAGATGGCTCTGCAACGACAGATAATTTCTCCCCCAACTCAATGACCCCTTGACACCATCTCTGTATTTGCGATGATAGTGTCAGGTAGCTGAGGAGTATGTGTGTTAAAGAAGCCTAGTAACGGAGAATTGTCTGAGTTAAAGCGTTTAAGTGGCACAGCCATTGAGCGTTACCTCCAGACAACACTTGAAGATACCAAGACTTCTTTAGTCGCCAACCCTGACATAGACACAATCCGTGTCTTGCAGGGACAAGCGCAAACACTATCTGACCTCCTTAAGTTTATTTCGTTGTAACCAACAGGAGTTACGTATATGTCTTCAAATGCAAAAAGGGCAGGACAGAAAGCTGATGATTTAATCAGAGCTAACGCAGCGGCGGCAGATGCCAAAGCTGACAATATTGCCACACCTGACACACCCGTTGAAATTCTAGCAGCCGAGCCAGTAGTGGCTGAGGTTATAGAGTTTGAGCAAGCAGTGCAGGAACCCGAAGCAGTAGACACTAATAGTGTGGACGTAAGCGCACTTGAACAGAAACTAGCAGATACACAGGCGGCACAAGCACAAGCCGACCAACGCTGGCGCAGTTTAGATGGGCAATTACGAGCAAAAGATGCACAAATAGATCGGCTCACTGAGTTAGTGGGCAAAATGACAACAGAACCCGCACAGCCTCAAGCACCACAAGGCGTGCAGACTTCTGACGCAGATGATTTTGGCACAGAGATGGTAGATTTTGTACAGCGATTAGCTGCTTCTGCCGCTCAAGATGCCGTAGGACGGCTAGCCCCTACTATTCAGGGGCTTACAAATGAAGTAGAAGTTGTCTCTAAGCACACCGCTAAGAGCCAAGCTCTCACATTTGAAGGTTTGCTAGATAAATTGTCGCCTTCGTGGTCACAATTAGATACAGACCAAGGGTTTCACGACTGGTTAGGCCAGTCACCTACAAGAAACAAAATATTTCTTGAAGGCGCACAAACTCAAGATGCCGAAATAGTATCTGACTTCTTTAACATGTATGCAGACACGTTGGACAGGGCTAGTACGCAAGTACAGGCTAAGGAAAACAAACGAGCAAACGAGCTAGAGAAACAGGTATCACCCGGAAAATCACGATCTACGGCAACAGCATCGGCTGCTTCTCCACCAGACCAAAAAAACTGGACACGTTCCGAGATAGCAGGTGCGTACAGCGAGTATAGCAAAGGCAACATCCCCGCTGATGAGTGGGGGCCTTTAGAAAAAGCTATAGCCGCAGCACAAGCAGAAGGGCGTGTGGACTACAGCACATAAACTTAAGCAGGTAACAAAATGGCATATCCAGCAGTAGCAGGACAACCAGTATATACTGGTGTATTTATACCAGAAATCTGGTCTACAAAGATGATCGAAAAGTATTATGACAATACTGTTCTGTCTTCTATTTCAAACACCGACTACGAAGGTGAGATCAAAAACCAAGGTGATAAGGTTATCATCCGTACTCACGCTACGTTAGTTATCAATGACTATGAGATTGGTCAAACTTTGACCAACCAGCAGCCTATCGGCGGCAAAATAGAATTGCTGATCGACAAAGGTTTGTACTGGTCTGCAATCATTGATGATGTAGTTGCTAAGCAGCAAGATATTGACCAGATGAACGATTGGGCATCTGACGCTGCTGAGCAGATGAAGATCAAAGTTGACACTGAAGTTTTGGGAGCCATTGTCCCTGACATTGCTGCCGCAAACGTAGGTCTTACTGCGGGACGCATCTCTGGCGACATTGACTTGGGCGCAACAGGCTCTCCGGTTGCTATAACCAAAGCGAATGTCTTGGAGCAAATCTTGCTGCAAGGTCAGGTTCTTGATGAGCAGAATGTACCAGAGTCAGGACGATTCATCGTACTGCCTTTCTGGATCACTACTCTCTTGAAACTGTCTGACATCAAAGACGCGTCTTTGACTGGCGATGGTACTACTCCGCTGCGTAATGGCCGTGTTGGCATGATTGACCGCTTCACCGTATACAACAGCAACTTGCTGCCTACATACGATGATGGTGGCAACACATGCACTAACATGATCGCTGGCACTAAAGCGGGTCTCACGTTTGCAACTCAGTTGACCAAGACTGAAGAACTGCGTGCAGAAAGCACTTTTGGTGACATCATGCGTGGCCTGATCGTTTATGGACACAAAGTTGTTAAGCCTGAAGCGCTCTGCTCGTCTTATGTCGCACGCACTAGTGCGTAAGTACGTTTGACTTTGTTGGGGGCTTCGGCCCCCGCATTTTTTCACCGGAGAGCCTAATGCCCAAATACTTAAAGCACAGAGTTAACGGTGTTGTTTACCCGTTTAATGAAGCCATGTCTAAGAACCCTGCTATGGAACTTATAGATGAGCCTGACCCTCAATTTGCTGTTGCCGCTAATGCTATGAAAGCCGCAAGAAAGGTCGAAACGCTACCAAAAACCCGCAGAAAGCGATCTACTAAAGCTGAAATGCGAGAGAGAAACGATAGCGGCGTTGTCGACTCTACTCCAGATGAAGTTGCGTAATGACGCTATCTGAGCTTATGGATCAACTGCGCTGCGCGACACTGCGCGACACCGCACTACCAAGGCTTTGGTCAGATACTGAATTAGTACGGTACTTGAACCATGCGCAAATGGAGTTTGCAGTGCGTACTCACGCACTTGTTGATGATACAACCCCGGCTACTTGTAAAATTACAACGGTAGCGGGTCAAGCGGTTTACCCTATACACAATTCTGTTGTGATTGTTGCCGAGGCAGGGATCGTTTCCTACGATACCGCCACACAAGAACAAAACAACTTTACTTTGCTAGAAGATAGAACTAGGCATCAGCTCCAGCGTAACTTTTCTAAAGGCCGCCCAGCGGCGTATACAGCACAAGTCCGTACAAATGCAATTCGTTTTTTCCCTATACCCGATGCCGCGTATGACATAGAAATGGTCGTTGCTAGAAAGCCCCTTTATCAAATGGAGCGTGGTAACGACCTACCTGAGATACCTGAGGAATACCATTTGGCTTTGGTAGACTTCGCTGCCTTTCGGGCACTTACAAACAATAATCCTGAGAGTGCCAATATGGCTTCCGGTAAGGAGTTCAAAGCGTTGTGGGATTTGGCAGTCAGAGATGCCAAACGAGCCATCGCTACTCTGCGAGCAGGGGAAAACCCTCAAGCCAGAGGAAATTGGACAGGCAAACAACATAGGTGGTATGGATAATGGCTACTAAGACAAAACCGATGGCGACTGCTATTGACAAAACCGAGCGGCCCCGCGCCTCAAAGACACCACCCAAAATTAATAAGAACTCAACAAAAATTTTCCCTGATAAACCGGGAAGTGCCACGCGTACCCGCCCAGCAGCGCCAACATCGGCTCAAGGAAATAATTATGTAAATCAACAAGTAAAAAGCGCTGCGCAAGCTAGAACACCGCCCACTGCTAAACCTACCCCAAGCACTACTGCTAAGCCCACACCAAGCGCCACTGGCAGCACTACACCGCCTAAAGGGCCACCCGCAGCTAACACTAAACCGACTCCTACGGGTAAAACACCCAGTAGACTTGGCCCAAGACTATTAACACGCGCCCTCCCCGCTGCGCTTGCGGGAGGTTTCGTAGGCGATCAGCTTAGTGAAACAAGCGGCGCTCGTAGCGTACAAGGTGCAGTTGGCGATGCCACCAATTCTGCTCTAGGAATGTTTGGTAGACAATCAAACGACGAACTATCGAACTCTCTGCTTAGTGGTGACCCACAGCAATCAGCAGCGGCCCAAGCAGAAGTTGCAAGGCGGCGGGATGACCCGTCTTGGTATGAAGCTAATGGCTGGTTAGGCAAGGCTGTAGATAATAATTTTGGTGCGGCAGGAGGCGATACTACTTTTAATC